GCTCTAGAGCCTCAATGGCTTGCTGTTGATGAGGTAACCCCTTGTAGTTTTTAATAACGTCAAGGAGTTTAATGCTCATTTGAATGTATCCTTAATGCGTTGGATTTTGTCATCTTCAGTACGGTGAGGCTTTAGTGCCTCTACAACACGTACAAAGAGTTGAGCGATGCTGTTCTCACGCAGCTTAGAAGCAGCAACTACTTCAGAGCCAATAAAAAGAGCAAAGAAAATGAGTGCCTCATAGGACATTTTGATGCCGAGAATAGTTAACATAATAGTTACTTATAATTAAAGTGTAGTATTAGTAGCAAGAGTCGTATTTACCGGGAAGGTCATTGGCGTTTAAGTGTTAGTAGTTTAGCCTGTAGATGGTGCAGTCACATTTACAAGAGAGCCGGAGTCCAGCATACAGTTGACCAGGTAAGACACTATGCCACTAATATCGTAGTTGCCAGCGACATTAGATGCTATAATAGCCGCATTATGTATTTGAGCAAGGTCGCTATTTCCTACGATGCCTCTACCAGTATTGTCAGTGATTATACAGGAGCTTGTAGAGACTCTCTGACAACCAATAGTATAAAGACCTGCAAGAGTGTTCGACCGAGAAATCAGAGAAGACGCTGAGACCTGTGAACAGCTACTAAAGGCAAACCCGTTGCCCCCGCAGAGATAGGCTGTGCAATTAGATAGAACAACATCCTGTGACAAGGTAACTCTGAACCCATCGTTCTTGGTAACATAAGAAGTACTATTAGCCAGTACAACCCTATTGCAAGAAGTAATTTCTACCCCACAAGCTCCAGCACTACCAGAGGTGTAGGTGTTAAAGGTGCTATTGTCCACAGCAATATAGCTGCTATCAGCTGCCATTAGCGAAGAGAGATTGCTGTTAGGACAGGAGCACTGCAGAACCCTAGCATTTGCACAGTTTTGGAAATAGAAAGCATGTCCTCCAACATGGTCAGGTATGACATTTTCTAGTTGTATGAAGCTTGACAAGATGAAGTGATAACCGTGTTGATCGGGCTGTATGCTTGTAGCATTTGTCCCATCATGTGAAGCATCTCGTACAAATACACCTTCAGCGTTTTCAATTCTAGCGGCGGCATAGTTGTAATCGACGCCAGACAAGCCTACTCGGGTTACACCAAACCCATCGACATAGAAGTAAGCGAAATGCTTGCGAGTGTAGATCCCATAACCGCGATGTGCATTAAGATAGATGTCTGTAATGACAGCATTGACCACAGTATTGGAGCCACCGTTGTCGGCATAAAAACCGAACAAGTTTTCTCCTCTAATGTTTGCTACTCTTAGGTTAGTAAGGGCTGAGTTAATAGTGTCTACTAGGATTGCTGCTTCCGAAAGAGGAGAACCTGCATAGAACCTGAAGTTTTCTAAAGTAAAGAAGCTAGCTCTAATTCTAAGTAAGCTGCTTGCTCCGGTTGCCACCCTAATAGTTGGCATCCCTTCGCCCCAAAGTGTAGTGCCGGTTTGTGTTATTGTGAGCTGACCGGTGATCAGATACTCTACTGAGGGGCTTGGAACAATAATAGTACCACCCGCATTTATAGCTTCTTGGAAAGCTGCTGTATCATCAGTAACCCCGTCACCAACCGCTCCGAAGTCTTTAACACTCACCACATCTTGCAGCTTTGATTCAACGGTGCGCTGCACAGCACCAGAACCGGCCTGGATGAAACCTCCACCCAGGTCGGCTAAGTCACGTGTTTTTGTCATAATAAGAATGCTTACTTAGCTACCCAACCTGTGTTTCCAGTTCCTGTTTCTTTTACATATAGAGTAGTGGAAGCTCCACCATCTGTCCTTAGATAGATAGTCCCTGGCGCTGCGGTAATGGACCCTTCTGGCGTTCCAGCTCCGTGGTACAGACCACGATTACTACCTCGAAAGAGATAATCGCCGTTATTGTCGATACGGGCTAGACTATTCCCACCTCCATCTTGAAATAGCACTGGATTGCTTGCGCTATTTCCTTTAATTGTTGCAACTCCGCCAGAAGAGTTAAGAGTCAGTGCTGATGAAGCATCTATTGTGATATTTGATGCCTTGAGCGTAACCGTACTTGCACCGATTAGGTTGGTTGATGCATCGGAGATGTTGTAAGCAGTAGTAACACTGGTTGAGTCAATAGTATTATGGGCTATAACATTGTTAGGGCAAGAAGCAACTACCAATACTCCATTACCGTATTTATCCACAGAATCCTTGCCGCGAATGGTATTACCAACAATGGTATTATTATTCGCAGCCCCAAATACACGCACACCGGCGTTAAGAGTTGGCGTTGACTCAGTATCTGTTGCACTAGCAAAGATGTGATTACCTGTGACAGTGCAATATGATGATCCATTAAGGGAAACACCATAGTTCAGATTCTGGAAACTATTAGCGTTGATAGTACAAGAAGAACAAGCATCCAGTCGGACTCCATCATCAGTTGAGGTGTTGTTCGCGATGCCTAGAATCTGACAACCACCAGTTACAGTGATGCCAGTAGAAGAGACACCATAAATTGCTGCTCCAGCACTTGCTCCAGTTCCGACAAAGTAACCGCCGTCAATAGTTATACATCCTGGACCATCAGCACCAGTAATGTAGATGCCATGCATTTTAAACGCATCAATAATAGGACGCCTGATCTGAACATCCCAATTAAAGTCGTTGCCTGTAGCGATAATCCAGAAGCCATACGAAGTCTGGCTAGTCTCACACCTATCAAAGAAAATGTCTCTAATATCAGAGCCGATAATGTAGTATCCAACAGAAGTAATAGAGGTTGGGGTGCCTACACCAGTAACATCGTTGTCAACGAGTTCGATGCTTGCTTGCGGAGAAATACCTCCTGGAGTAAATGGAACGGCCTCAAGTACGAACCCTGCAAACTTATTGCTACTGGTCAAACCACTGAGAGCAGTATGATCAAATAGAACTTGAACAAAGCATCCCTCTACACGGGTGCCAACAGTATCCGTAATAAAGAACCCTGCATCCCAACCACCGACTCTGATGTTGTACACTCTTGCGTTCTGAACTGCAGCTGCAACGCTGGAATCGCCACCACTGATTACAACACCAGAATCGTTTGGTCCAGGATCTGTAACGAAGGTTGGTGTTCCAGTCTTACGTAAGTAGAGATTTTCAACCCTTGAATACTCATTGAGGTTTGAACCTGTTGCTCCAATCTTAATAGCAGGGCCAGCCGTGGTCTTAACCAAGACAGGCATATTCTCGTCGCCGATAAGCGCCTTATACCCGTCAAGAAGGTTTAGGGTTGCTGTAATTTTGTATGTACCTTTAGGCACATAAACAGTCTTACCAGTATTGATAGCAGCTTGAAATGCAGCCGTATCGTCCGTACCATTTCCAGAAAAGTCGGAATCTCCAACAGCACCAAAGTCCTTAACGGAGACAACATCCTTTAGCTTGCTTTCAAGCGTCCTTTGCACTGCTCCAGTACCAGACTGGGTAAAAGTGACAGTATTGGATGGGATAGCAAGCAGACTAACTTGACTGAAAGCAAGAACCTCAACAACATCACCAGCAGTCAAAGCAACAAGACCAGTGATGCTATTACCAGTAGTGGCGACATAATCAACACCACGTTGCAGTAGAGCACCGTTCAAGAAGACAGCTTCAAGATTGACGGGATACGTCAGTGTCTGACTGTTATCGTCATTCCCAGTAAGGCTGGTCTCACCTCCAGCGGCAGTCTTCCTCCAACGGAGAACATTGGCATTAGCAGATGAGTCTTGCCAGTTCGCACCATTCCATACCCGCATTACTTTGGATGTGGAATTGAAGTAGATAGCACCAACTAGCAGTGCATTCCCATCATTATCTACTGATGGATCGCTTGTCTTCGCCCCAAGGTAACGATCATCAAAGGAGTCAAGCGTGGTAGCGGCAGCACTAGCACTAGCAGCAGCAGCCGAAGCACTGTTAGCTGCAGCAGCGGCATTAGCAGCTCCAGTAGCTATAACACTATCAACATATCCCTTAGTGGATGCATCACTTGAAGCTATAGGAGTAGCAAGGTCTGTAACCTTATAACCACCCATATCAAGATCAGCTTCCATAGCCACAAGACCATCGTTGGTAATGGCGTAGTTAGAGATCTCTTGGGTAACGTATAGGTTCTGGTTAAAGTTATCATTCAGATCCTGTGCTCGAATAGCAGAACCCGAGATAAACGTAGCACTTAGGTCTTCAAAGTCAGTACGACGAAAGACACGAATGCTGACACCATCACCAGGTGCAGAACTAAACGTGATGATCTTAGTAGAAGGATCAATAGTAAATGCAGTAGTAACTACACCATCAAGACTGACCTTTACATCAGTGTCTTCTAGGTAATCAAACGGAATCGGACCAAATGTAACGTCCGAGCCGTCTCCTGTGTATGTAATTTCAGTTAAAGCCATGGTTACATTTAGTAAGACATTGTTTGTTTCATATTGTCAAGGAAGCGTTTGGCACCATCAAGGTCACCAACTTGCAGGAAGTTTTCAACTGTTTGATTCTTGTACACCTTTTGTTGGATACTATCACGTGTAGAAACTTGTGCTTCTGCATAACGCATGGAAGAACGAAGAGCAGCATCTAGATAAAGATGAATGTTCTTGAACTTCTCTACTTCAGGCTGAAGACCCATATCTCGTGCCTTCTTGAATTCCTTACGGAACATCTTACCTTCTTCAGTCTGCATGATACGTTGGATCTCACGTTTAAAGATCTGTTGCTTACCCATCATGCTAGTAACTTCAGAACGTTCTTCGTTGCTGTACTCGACACCACGACCATTGGTCTTAAGTGTGGGACGTGCATCGTATTCAATGTCCATAAGGAACTGCTTTTCAGGAGACACTTCACCATTCACTTTCCAAGGTAGGTAAGTATTCCATACTCTTGCAAAGAAGTTAGGAGGTTCACCAACAAGACCACCATCAATCCAGTCATGTGCATCAGGCAAGGTTTGCTTCATGATCGGGTTACGGTTAGCAACAAGATCAAAGAAGTTATTCTCAAGCTCTTTCTTGTTAGGAGTTAGAAGACGACCAAATTCAGCCATCAGACTAGAACCAGGCATAGAAGCGCTGGTAGCAAAAGAAGATGTCCAACGATTAATAGCACCAACATCACCACGAATAACGTCATTAAGCGGCTCCAGAGCAGCCAGCATAGACTTATCAGTGATAGTAGCACTAAGAACAAAACCAGCAGCACGTAGATTCTCAGCCAACTCAGCAGAGTTAAGAGAATCAAAGTTATCCATGATGTTAGCAGTCAGAGCAACCCAATCACTTACACCAGGAATACCGTCATAGCTAACCCACTGACCACCAGGTACACGAATAGAACGAGGTTGCCAATTAGCATCACGACGTAGACGTTGCTTTTCTTTGTCGTAAAGACCATCACCAGTGATACGGTCACTCATGAAGAGACCAACAGCTCCCATTACAGAAAGAGTACCAATAGCTTTACGTCCCTTTAGTTCAGCACGTACAGTAGTGTAGACACTTTCAATGTTGTCTAGAGAGTAGTCAATACCACGAGAAGAAAGAAGTTGCTCTACCTCTTGACCACTCATTTCATAGAACTCACGGTCAAAGGCATTCACCTTATCAATAAAAGCACCAACAGGATTATGGGTACCGAAATAGGCAGCCATATTCAGTGGAGTCTTAGTAAAGAGAAGGAATGGTTTAAGGATAGGAGCAGTGCGAATAAGACTAGAAAGAGCATCGTTGGCTGGATTATCCAAAGCCATTGAGATCTCACTAGATGCATAACGTACAGCAGAGTCTGTAATGTTATCGTTTTCGTCAAACATTGCAGAATAAACTTCCTTAGCCAGCTGATCAGACGCTTGTTTATCAAGAGGAATCACACCACCTTTAGTGACTGTATCCCAAGCTCGACCACGTGCTTCCCAGTTAGCAACAACTGACTGAGTAAATCCGTCAAATGCTTGCATACCACGCTGACCAAAGCGCAACCATGGGTGCATTGCAAGATCATTTTGTGCCTCTACAATAGACATCATGACTTGAGGACCATATTCACCTTGTTGTGCTTTAGCATCAGCAAAGGTCTTAAGAAGTTCAATTTGCTGTTGATCTGCTACACCAGTATCTTCACGAAGAGCCATCACATAAGGGTCAGAAGCAGACCTACGGAAGACCTGATTCATATAACCAAGTGCATTGCTCAAAGTATCCCAAGCTGCAGAATACTGATACCAGCCTTTACGGAAGGTAGCAATATCTCCATTAATAATTGCACCAGCTGCTTGAGCAATAGGACGCTCAGCAAGTAGAGCAATGTTGGAAACACCTGCTTTGATAGGTGTACCGATAGCAGAAAGAGTAGAGTTATAAAGGTTAGACCAGAATCCACGCATTACAACAGAAGGAATCTCAGGTTCACCATCAAAGAAAGCTTTGCTAAGTGTACCAAGAGAACCACGAACGTAGTTGTTAAGCTTAGAGATTGTGTCTACTTTACCATCAGTAAACTCATATGCCATCATCAGTGGAGCAAGCATCTCAGGACGCTCAGCTTTTACTTCACGAAGGGTATTAATAGTTTGCTTAGCTTCAGCTTTGATACGTTCAATAGCTTGTAGAGTAGCATTCTCCTCATTTGCAATGGTGTTTTGAATACGCTTAGCATACGCTGCATCTGCTGCATCACTACCTTTGGCAGTCAAACGATTCCAAAGGTTGAGCATATTCAACGCACGACCACGAGAGTATGAAGTCATACCCTTTTGTGCCATCAAGAATTCAAGACGATCTAGGATCTGTTCTTGTGCTCGATCAACAGCAGCAGTACCGTCCATCAAACGTACACCCTGAGCCATGTCAGAGACTTGACCAGCAAAAGAAGTACCAACATATGCTTGAGCACGCATAACATCCATGTTAGCGTAGTCATCCATCAGCTTATTGATGGTTTGGAAGACAGCGGCATAAGCCTCACTCTTCAGTACAGGAGCACCTGTATCTACATCAACACCCTGCCACTTCTTAATTGCTTGTTGAAGTTCAGGTGTATCCATCTTATAGAAATTCATTGCCAGTTCTTCACCAGCAGTCATGATTTCTTTATGGGAGATGTACTTACCAGAAGCAGTCTTGTAGCCATACTCACCAGCATCTTGCAGTTGAGAAGCAAGACCACGGATAATGGTCTCCATACCTTCAGGTACTTCAAGACCAAACTTAAGAGCAGGTTCAGAGATAACGCTACCTACTCGACCATAGACACTATCAATGTTGTTAGTAATACGTGCCACATCAACAGCAGCACCTACAACACCAAGGTTATCTACAGAACGAATGCCTGATTCTTCATAACCATAAAGGTCATGTACACCAAGCATAGGTTCGTCAAGGTTAGCATTCTTAGAGAAGTTGTACTCACCAAGCTCGTCTAAAGCGTCTGAGCGGCGTGCAGCAGACTCTGCAATAGCCTCCTCAATGTCATCAGCTGCCTCGGTACCTAAGTTCTTCGAGAACCACTGTGTAGCCTTTTCTGACTCGGGTACCCATTGAGTAGAGCGAAGTACTCCACGTACACCTTTGACAAGCTTACCAACACCTTCAGCAAAGTCAGTAAAGAGACCAAGGCCAACACCTTCAGTGACGTTCTTAGCACGCTTTACATCAGGACTATCACTATCAAGTGTAGCAACATTATCAGGAATCCAACCAAATTGAGCAGGAAAGGATTTCTTTAGTGTACCAGTTAGGTTGTCATCAGTCTGGTTAAACTGAACAGTATAGTCAACTGCAGCACCAGCACCAGCAGCAAATAGCTTAGGTGCTACCCATTGAACAAACGGGTCTTGCAGCATCTTTGCTTTACTAGCACTAGCAGCACCTTTAAGAGCACCACCACCAATACCAGTCAAAAGAAGTGTAGGAGCAACTACACTACTAATTTCTCTAAGTGTTTGAGTGATGTCACTTTGAAACTTAGGAAGTTTAGGCACCTTACCGTCAGGACGGAAAGGATTAGCCATACCAGGTACTTCTTTACTAGGAAGAAGGTTGATAAGGTCTACACCAAAATCAATAATACCAGCAGGTACAGTCATCGCACCTTCTAGTGTTTGCCTAGCAAGACCACCAATGTCAATACCGCCTTCTTGTTTAGGCTTCTGTTGTTGCTCTTGACCCGTAGGTTGAGCAGGTTGTTGCGTCGATCCTTGAGGCTGTTGAGGAGCAGCTTCTTGAGCCGCTTGCTGTAGCATTTGCCGACGAGCCATGTTCTCCATGAGCTGCATGTCTTGTTGCGTCTGCTCTGCTTGCAGCATCATCTGCTGCTCCTCTTCTGCCGTCATGTCTGGCGTACCAAACAGGATCTCTTGCGTGAGATCGTCTTCGTTCATTAGTTCTATTGCATTTGTGAGACAATAAACCGTCTTAGATTATCAAAATTAGCATAAGGTGTCATGCTCTTACTACCACGTGGTGCAGGAGCAAGGAAGTCAATTGAAGCAATAGTACCATCAGCTGATCGTACATTACCTGTACCACCTTGGGTACCAATAATGTCACCAGCGGAAATGCGTTGCCCAGGACGTAGTGAGATACCGTCTGCAAGGTGACCATACAGAACATCTACCTTTTGTCCAGTACTAGGATCAGTTGATTCAATAACTACATAGTTACCGTAACCAGATTCACGGCTAATGTCCTTAACTACACCGTCTAGTACAGCTGGAAAACGCTTGCTTTCAAAGAAAAGGTCTACACCAGGTTGACCACTTGCTGTCTCAAAGACAACAGAAGATGGTTTCTCAAAGCTTGCACGACCTAAACGTTGCATACTAGTACGCATTGTACCACGACTTTGCAATGCAGACACATCACCATACTTAGCACGTGCCTTTTCAAAGCGTTCATATAGACCCTTTGCATAACCAGCTTGTGCTGTATTAGGTCTACCAGCATCTACCCAGTTCTTGTAACCAGTCTCACCCATGTTCCACACATAGATAGAGTCCTTCCAGTTACCGTACTTTTGATAGATATTTTTGAGAATACCAGCACCAAGTGTTAAGTTAAGACGAGGATCTTTAAGAGCACGTTCACGTTCAGCAACTGTAGCACCAGGACCATGATACTCCTGACTGAGTTGCATCAAACCAACACCTGCAGCAGCGCCACCCATAGACAACGCATTAGGATCCCAGTTTTGATTCTCAGCTTCAGCAAAAGCAGCAACAAACACTGGTGAAATACCAGCCTTCTGTGCAGCTTCTACAACAAGAGGACCAAACCCTTTAGGAACAAGTGTAGGATTAAAGGTACGAGTAGATGTCATAGCCCGTGTAGACAACATAGGTGTCTGATAGGCATCCAGCATCCGCTTCAGTTGAGGATTAACAGTCTGACTGAAGGTAACGGTAGACTCAGGAAGTTGAGCAGGAGGAAGACCAGCAGCAATACGTTGTCTATTGATAACAGTCAACGGATCAACACCCATCTGTCTGCCAATATACTCAGCCATTGGATCCATTTTAAATCCAGGCTTCTTCATATCCTTTTCAATCTGATTGAGCTCAGAGATAGTGAAGATAGAACCATTGCTGTCCAAAGCCTTAACACCAAGTTTTGCAACACTACCTTGCACCCACTGCATACGTGCAGAAGAAGCAGTAGAAGGTGTTGTAGCCCTAGTGAATTGAGAGTAACCACCAAGGTTAGTACTATCAGTAGAGAAGAACTGAGGGTTCTTAGATTGTGCTGCAAATTCCTGCTGTACAAAAGATAGAGCAGCATTCACAGCATTAGGATCACCAGCAGCTTTCAACTCAGAGTACTTAGTCAAGAACCTATTCTGAAGCTGTTGCGTCATCAAAGGTACTGACCAGTGATAAGTACCATCAGGCTTAGCTTGAATAGTCGGAGGAGACTTAGCAAGTGCAGCCAAAGCTTCCATCTGAGGTTTGAAGTTACCATTAGCAGCACGGTCATCACTAGTAGCTTTTGCAAGACCCCTGAACTGTGCAGCAATAGTACCAGGAATACCCATACTATTGAGGCGTTCCTCAGTCAATAGACCACGATCAGCAAGGTCTTGGAGTTGCTTGGTAATCTTGTTACGATAAAGAGCGTTGGTAGACTCGTTCTTCATCATGCTATTGAGCCGCTGACTATCCATACCAGGAGCAATCTCATCAAGACGTGCTTCTGCTGCTTCAATATCAGCATCGGTATAACCACCAGGTAGTTCTTCAAGCATCTTAATGATGTCATTCTCAGCCATGTTGCGCTGAGTCATCATTTCATTTTGTTGAAGGTTGAAGTCTTGAATGCTGCGAGCACGAGCTTGTACAAAAGAACGAGTTACTTCAATAACAGCAGGATCATTTCTATTGAATTCACCAAAGGTTGTAGTAGTACCATCGCCTAAGGTAATAGGTTGATTGAGTAGATCTTGCCACACAGCTTGTGCTTCCTGCCAGCCATCACCAGCAGCAGCGGATGCAAAGTAACCTAAAAGATTAGCTTTACCAGCACGACGCTGAGCGCCTGCAGGAAGAGAAGACAACCACTGAGCAGCACCTAGAGCACCTTCAGTGCTAATCTTTTGATGAATAGCACGAGTGATGTTGTTTTGAGTCTCAGCATCAGCCAGCTTACGGTACTCAGCATTAGCTGCTTGTTGCAACTGGTTCTCAAAAGCACGCATCGAAGGGTGAATGTACGATGCAGCTACTTGAGGGCTAAGATTCAGAGCACCAGAATCTTTGATGTACTGAGAACGAAGCTGAGAAAGAATCGTCTGCTGTGCTTCTATGTCACCAGTTTGGCGAGCTTCAGCATAGCTAATCTCCTGTCCTTCACGAACCTTGAACTTTGTCTCGTAGTTTTCGTTGACAAAATTACCGTAACCAACACCAATACCTTCAGCTAGTTGCCTAGACTCAGACCAGTATTTAGCATTACTGTTCTTCATCAAGTAGCGGACATCCTGAATGGAGCCACCTTGCTTAAGTAGATTCTGAACGAATTGGTTTTCGCTAAGAGCTTGGTCTGTAAGGTTGCGATCTAGTTTATGGATCTCCATCAAGCCTTTGGTATCAAGACCAAGTGCATATAGAGATTTCTGAACACCAAGCTTAATGCCTTCTTCTCTCTTTTTATTGAATTCACCAAGAGCATTAAATGCTGTCTCAGAGAATGTAGAAAGAGCTTGAAGAGTAGCTATCTCTTGCCTACCTTGACGATCAGCATCACGAATAGTTTGCTGATAGTTGTTGTTGATTTGATCTTGAACAGCAGCACGATTACGTTGATCTTGCTTAAAGATCATATCTCGATTCTGCATCTCCATCTGCTGTGCATTCTGCATAGCATTGGCGTAGCGATCTCGATTAGCTAGATCAAACTGCATAGCACGTTGCATTGCTTGCAGTTGTTGTTGACCTTGTGCTAGATATTTTCTGGATTCATCAGGTGCCTGAATAGGTTGGAATCCAGTCGGACTTGCATAACTTTTAAATTTAGCCATTATGTGAACGAACTAGTAGCGGGATTCCATGAACCAAGTGCAGCATTAAATGCACCTGAGGCAAACTGACCAAGACCAGCCATAACAGGACTCATGCCACCAACATAACCTTTCTTGGGACGTACACTGTTCCACAACTTCTTATCGAACTCAAGAGGATCTTGAAGCTCAGGACGAGGCAGTGCCAAAGGCTTAGGCATAGCAGGAGGCATAATAGGCTCAAGCATGATATTAGCAATAGCATTGAGATCAGCTTGATACTTATTAAGAGAAGCTTGACGTTGCATAACCTTAGCTTGGTTAGCAAGACTAACACGAGATGCAGCAAGCTGTGCTTTATCCATGTAGAAGTTATCGTTAAGCTGCTCAAGCTTCATGTTGATAGCTTCAGAGGTAAGAGCATAGTTCTGCTCACCATTGATAACATCTTGAATGATAGCAGCAGTCACAGCTCCAGTTTCTGCAATAGCAGCTTGTGCAGCTTTCTCAGCACTGATGCCCATAGCACCTTTTGCTTGAGCAGCACCCATCTGCTTAAGACCATCAACATAAGCTTTCTGCTGTTGCAATTGACCCATGCCACGGGTCTGCTGCATCACAGCTTCAGCTTGTTGCATGTTTAGAACTTCACCACGTTGATTGTAGCGAAACTCCATCATAGTTGACTTCTCTTCAAAGTCAAGCATTACACTTTGTTCCTGCTCCCAACGTGCTGCATCTTGCAATGCAAAGTCATAAGCAAGGTTGTTAAAACCAAGTTGTTGTTGTGCAGTCTGCTGTGACTTATTAAAGGCACGCATCTGATTGGCATAATCAAATGCTTGAATCTGCATCTGATAACGCCAAGATTGATTGGCTGTAGCTTCTTGATAAGCTAGGTTTTGTTCAGTGTTCTGCCGTTGAAGTGCGACAGTCTGCTTGTCATACTTATACTGACGACGAGCACTTGTCTTATTAAATTTCCAATTAGCTAGGTTGGCTTCATACGCAAGTTGAGCTTGACGTTCAGCTGCTCTATTTTGAGCACTCTGTTGAGCACCACCAAAGATGCCACTAAGTACTGATCCACCTAAACCAATGGCTAATCCTACAGGAAATGCCATCTATCAAGCCCTCCTATAATAACGTGGAGCATACTGACCCTCCCAAGTCATGCTATTTAAAGACACCGGGAATGGTGAGGTGCTGTTTATCTTAAGATTAAAGTTTGTATTCTTTTGATGAATAGGCACGGTAAGAGTTGTCCGATCAATAGTAGGTGTTGAGTTAGATAGGTAGTATCCAGCATTCTGTACACCAGCCACATAGATCCATTGAGGAGCACCGAAGCGAGTAATGTAGAAATTAACAGAACCACTAAATCCAACATCAAACTTCATACGAGCAATAGTCAACGAAGATGTCCAATCTACGTTGTTCTGTGAACGATAGAAATACCGTGGTAGATCTACGTCAAAGTCAAACTCATATCCAGCTACTAGGTCATACTCTTTACCTGTCCAATCACCAAGCACTAACCAATTACCGCTACCATCTACTTCTACCTCAAGGATGAAGTCATGTGTAACATCTGGATCTGGAGTAGCAGACAACCCATACAGCGTACTGTAATCAGTTGCAGCACCATCTTCCATGGTTTGTGCAGTAACGACTAGAGGAGTCTTACCTGTAACGTGTGTGTATGGTTTAGGAATAGTGGACTTCTTAGTGACACTGTTGTACGTAATAGTACCACCACACTTAACAACAAATGCTTGATCCAATCGTGTCGTAGTGATAGCAGGGCTAGCATCTACTTCTGCTGGATCTAGGTTTTGAATGATGTCAAGAATGACTACCTTATATTCACTGCCACTCTTAACAACACAAACAAAGTAGTTATTGATAACAGTGAGGAACTTAATGGGATCTGTTAGCTGCCATTTAAACCAAGCTTGCATAACTGTATCCTGACCAGCAGCATAGTACTTGTACAGGAATATCTCATTAGAATCAATGGTATAAAGAGCAAGCAATGAATCCTGTACATTAACAACAAGATGTTGTAGATCTTTTGGTAGGTAGCCAGCAACAACCCTACTAACTTCTGATACATCAGCAGCAGCTAGATTACCACGTGCTTGCATACCTAGTAGCTTGGTAGAACCTGATACCTTAGACACAAAGCCAATAAAGTCACCTGTGTCTTGTGCAGCAATAGTCCTATCTGATTCATACTGACTGATTGTACGTACAATAACATCAGTAGGTGAGATGATACCACTTTCTGAGTAGAGTAGGTACTGTTCATACTCACTGAATAGGACTAGACCTTGTGCTTGAGGTACAGCACAGTAAAGGTTGCTTACCTTAGAGCTTGATGTCTCAACGTCTACAGGGTCAGAAGCAATGACTGTTTGAGCACTAGTAAAGAAGAAGTTCTCAAAGTCTTTTGCCACACTCATCGCAATTGTATCCTGAGTTAGGAAGACAAGGCGATTGCTATAGACAAGACCGAACTTAATCTCTTTACCTACGAATGAAGGTACAGGATTACCATAGTCATTACCTGTAAAGCGTGAAGCCCAGGTCTCTTTAGAAATGGAGAATGCATTAGTACCAGTACTGACTAGCTTATAAGGCATAGTGGTTGCAGTGAACCCACTAGATGCAAGCTTAGCAATGTACTTACCGCCAGTAGCGATTGGGTCTCCGTTAGCATCTACATCAATGTCCCAGCCTCTAGCCTCTTCCCAGAAACCAGAACCTTCATTAACAGCAGATGTACCACCAGGAGCATTACCAGTAGAGGCAAACTTCACATAATAAGAAGCTCGTTCATCAATGCTATTGGTAATCTTAACACGTCTACCAGGTTTAGTATATGCGGCAAGACGAGCAGAACTAACTACATCATCTTGATAACAAGTAAGGGAGACACCTTGAATACCACCAGCTACTTCAATAGTGAATGGAGTCTGACCATCTTTGATCTCAATCTCCAAGCTATTGGAATACTTGGTAACAGTAAAGGTGTCGTTACCAGGTGAAGGACCAAGCGCTGCATCAATATCAGCTTTCAATCCAGTAAGAATCTCATCAGCAGTTACTGGATAACCGCGAGTAGTGGCATCATCTACACTGACAGTTGTAAAGTCATACTGAGTACCGTTGATGACAACCTTATAAATACTTTCATAATCAATGCTACCAATAACAACTGTAGCTCTAGTGCGGAGGTAGTAATCACTCTTCGCAGCCATCGTTACAGTCTTATTCTTATTGATGATGTAAGCCTGATCTAGATAGGAAAAGGTGTGGAAGTCATCAACACCTTTAGTTGTGGCAGGTGGAGTTAGATAAGAGACAACATCTGCATCAGTCTTATTTGCAATGGTAGCTTCAGTGATACTAAGCACACCGCTGCTAATAGTAGGAACAGTATTCCAGATACGGATGTTACCAGCCTTGGTAATTACACCAATGTAACGTTCATCGTTATCCCTAGAAACAGTGAACCAATGACCATCAGTAAATTCACCAGGAGTACTCTCAGTGATAAGGTCTAGGAATTGGCTACCATTCCTCTTAAGGAGACCATATGTAGGATCAGGGTAGCCATTTAGGATTTCATCAACTTGCCCAGGTTGTTTCTTAATGTCAGTCTGTTTACTAACACCACCAAGGAAAGTAGGAATAGTTTGTGTAACTGCTGCCATCAGTATCTCTGCAGGGTATTATAAGGTTGATAGCTTTGATAGTATGTACCTTCACGAGGATAACCAAACATACTGTAGTCTCCCTGATTGCATTCATACTCCATCGCCATAGCCCGTGCATAGGCTTCTTTCTGCTGGAGGATCTGGTACTGCCCAGGGTCTCCTACAAGCCTGCTGGAGACGATTGTAGCAGCCCTACAGGTGATGTAATCTTGGATAGGAGACGGTAGGTCATCCCAAGAGAAGAACCAAATGACATCACAATAGATAGGCTCTTCCCAAGTGTAGGTATGATTCATTCTGTCATACAACTTACCGTTACGCTTTACTGTATCCTTTTCTCGGTAAGCGACGTATCTAGGATCATCAGATAGATCCATTTGAATTACATTATTTGGCCACAGGATCTCATCATTAGTGTCAGGGGTGAACTGGACATTAAATTCTCTGTTAAACGTCCAACCCTCGGCTTGTACTTCACGCGATACTTCTTCAAGAGTACTGTAAGCAATCGCAACGTCCGGGTTGGTTACTACGGTAACCGGATTACCATTTTGATCGGTAATCGTTTCTGTATCAATCGAAGTAACTGGAGCCTGACCAACTGACGCCAGGATCTGATTGACAGCTTGCAGCTCAGTCTTAGAGCCAGTGGTAGAGAATGGCATAATAACAATAGCGTTATATGTAAAATAAAAAAAAGGGAGACCACTAAGGATCTCCCACAGTAAACTAATCAGGCACCAGTGCGAGTAGCATCCAGAGCCGGGCTATCGAGTTCCACACCAGCATAAGCGGTACGGAAACCAGAAGTAATGGACAGCACTTTAGACACAGCACCACCAGTCTTGGAAACCGAACGACGGACAGCATTAGAGCCAGCCACAGCCAGGTCACCGTTATCTGCATAGGTAGAACCGTAAGCGCCAGTCACAGCACCAGGAGCACCAGTGCCGCTGACACCATTACCACCAGCAGCTTGAGCGATATTAGCCATGATCAGAACCTCCGCAGTTCAAGGAAAGAACCTTCTTGAACAGTAGTAGCACCAGCAGTATCAGCTTCCTTAGCAAGGAGCAGATTAACAGTAGTAGCAGAGCTAGCATTGCCAAGGATCACACCTTGGATCACAGCCATGCCTTGACCAGTACCAGCAGTAGTCAGAGTATCTTCAGTGTTCGGAGTAGTAGTCACTGCCAGGAAAGCAGTACCACCAGGAACAATAGCATTCAGATGCTCAGAATAGAAAGCAGGAGCAACAGCATCACCAGCAGCATTAGTAGACTTGATGGTATACTGCAGATCATCACCTGCATTATCTTGATCATAGAACAGCGTGAAGCGGAAGACCACACGCTCATTCTTACCGACATTGAAAGCAAAAGTCGGCTCTGCAGTAGCAGTAGTAGTCAGAGCACTATCAGCTGCAAGCACTCGACTCGTTTCAAAATAATCGGGCTGATACACAGCACCGATATTTCCGTTCGAAATAATAGACATTGTTTAACCTAGGGTTGATTACGTAGCGGTTGCTCCAGAAATGGAGGAGCCATTTGTTGCACGATCCAGCACACCATTGCCCACAACCTGACGACCTGCTTCAAGAGGAGAGCAGGGATTCAGAGTGTAGGAGGCAATGGTACCACTGGAGCTAAAGACTTGCGTAGCAGGAAGCTTCACAACTTTAGAGGTTCCAGGAGTAATAGCCATTTAATTGCCTCCCTATTCTTTATCAGGAACGAGCAGACTGCAGCTCAATAGCAGCAGCAGGGTTCAGCCAGTCAGCACCCATGGCCAGACGACCAACAACCACGTCGCCTTGGTACATGGTACGAACATCAGAACCAGTGGTTTGCACTTGAGGACCAATAGCTTCAACCACACCAGCAGCATCACGCTGGTAGATCAGACCACAGTGGGTGCTAAAATCACCAGAGTAATCGTTGTTCTCACCAGGAACGGAGCTCACAGTACCAGCCAGGAAAGGCAGGTTGTTAGAACGCTTGATGCTGATACCAGCGATTTCATACAGACCTTCACCAGACTGCAGGTTACCAGAGGTGTTACCATAGTCACGGTTCAGGATGTTGCTATCCACTTGGCTGATCAGTGCATAGTACTGACGAGGAGACAGCACAGCATGACGACCTTGCTTGGGTACATTCTTCTCATCCAGGATCGAAGCTGCTTCGAAGAAGGCATCGACCAGAGCTTGAGCATTGTACTCGTTGGTAGTACCAAGTTGGATCACAGAACCACCGGGCTCAGGACCAGGAGCAGCGGTGATAGGATGAGCCTGACGAGCAGCCTTAGCGATAATACGGAAGATCTTCTTATCATAAGCTTCAGCCAAAGCATGGCCAATCTTAGCCGAGATTTCCGAACGAAGACTATAATGTGCAAGGGTCTCATCGAGATCATACACGAAAGCCGAGCTGATCAGAAGGTCGTCACAGACGATAGTCTTTTCAGCCACCGGAGGATCACCAGAACCCAGGATAGGAGTACCAGGGGTGTGGTAACCAGCTTGCATACGGCCAGTGTAGATGAACTGCAGAGACTTACCGTTACGCAGGGTACGGGTCTGCACAGTGTCCTTAGCAATAGTGGCGCTTTCATACGCCTTGATCATCTCACCCGAAAACAGTTTCAGGTAAGTTGCATATTTAGAATCATAGGAGCCATCATTAACTTTGTTAATGGCACCCATCAGAGTTTGGGTAGTGTTAGCCACGATAGTAAAAGAGAGAAATGTTTATACGTTCTCCCTAAGCGCTTAGGAATTCACACGATAATTCATGTGCATTCAAGTTATTGTTTTTGTTCGTCTCTCCGAACTGTCAATGGCTAAGGTTATCTCCGTAGAGGCCAAAGCCAATAGGAGCCAGGTCCGACTCTGAGGTGCCTGACTCCGTTTAATTATTTAGTTTTAGGTGTGTAAGCAACGCCGCGATACTTCAGCTTCTGCTCCTTCTCAGCAGCTTTCTGCTCCCGTACACGGGCATCCAATTCGACTTTAGTCATGATAAGGATTGAAGTACCTACCCCCCGTTCCATGAGTAGGTGTCATGCGTTCGCCATTTGCGAATAGCGAATGAACGGACGACGTTGCTTTAAATCACCAAGTTGTAGGAGCTACTGCAAGAGTACCCGGTTGGCAGATGACACCTTGAGGAGACAGTTCAGTGAGAACTTGTCCTGCAGGGTATGCAAAGATGAATGCATTGTCATCATCTGTAGGGGTGCAGTAATACACATCCACGATGGATGCCTTAGGATCGTATGCCATTGTTATCCAATAGAAGGAGCTACCAGAGCCACTGGAGTGGTCTCAGCACTGGCGAGATCGAGTGGGAAGTTGTGAGCATTACGCTCATGCATTACCTCAAATCCGAGGTTAGCACGGTTGAGAATGTCTGCCCAAGTATTAATGACACGACCATTGTTGTCGAGAAGCGACTGGTTAAAGTTAAAGCCATTCAGGTTGAACGCCATGGTAGACACGCCCAAAGCAGCGAACCAAATACCGACAACAGGCCAAGCTGCCAGGAAAAAGTGAAGACTACGAGAGTTATTAAAAGAAGCATACTGGAAAATAAGACGCCCGAAGTACCCGTGAGCAGCGACGATGTTGTAGGTCTCTTCTTCTTGACCAAATTTGTAACCATAGTTCTGACTTTCCTGTTCAGTAGTCTCACGCACAAGCGAGGACGTAACAAGCGAACCGTGCATCGCAGAGAATAGTGACCCACCGAATACACCAGCCACACCAAGCATGTGGAACGGGTGCATGAGAATGTTATGTTCGGCTTGGAATACCAACATGTAGTTGAACGTACCCGAGATACCCAAAGGCATAGCATCGGAGAAGCTACCCTGACCAAACGGGTAGACGAGAAAGACCGCAGAGGCTGCGGCGACAGGAGCTGAGTATGCAACACAAATCCAAGGCCTCATTCCCAGTCGGTACGATAGTTCCCATTCCCGGAGCATGTAGGCATACACACCGATAAGGAAGTGGAAAACGATGAGTTGGAACTCGCCGCCGTTATAAAGCCATTCGTCCAACGAATTGGCAGCCCACACTGGGTACAAATGTAACCCAATTGCGTTCGAGCTGGGTACCACTGCTCCGGAGATAATGTTGTTACCCCACATGAGGGAGCCTGATACTGGTTCACGAATGCCATCTATATCAACTGGTGGAGCGGCAATGAATGCCAAAATAAAGCAGATAGTTGCGGCCAGCAAGCAAGGAATCATAATGACTCCAGCGTGGCCGATATAAAGACGATTGTTAGTACTGGTTACCCAGCTAAGATATTTATCCCAGAGATTAGAGCTCTTCTGAGGGAGAGCTAGAGTTGCGGTCATTTTCTAAAAGATAAGAAAGTGCTGATGAAAGAATAATAGGGCTGTCTTTTAAAAAACCTATACCTCTATTACAATTGCTGCAAAGAAGACCCCTGACGTAGCCGGTTTGATGGTTATGGTCTACAGCAAATCTACTGCCAGAACCACCTGGTTCGGTTGCCCTGCAGATAGCACATCTTCCATTTTGGCTTTCTAGCATTTGATCATACTCATCAATAGTCATTGAGTACTTAGCTTTTAATCTAGTAGCCCTCTGCTTCTCTGGAGTATTATACCTAGCTTGATAGCATTTTTTACAGAAAGAGTGGTTTGCTCTAAACTCTTTCTCATCTTTAACTACACCACAATCAGTGCAGGTTTTCATTTGAAGTTAGTTAAGTCGAGTTACTTGTACCCGTCCAACTCCAGAGCCAGTGAGACCGATTGCATCAGCTGCTCCTTTACTGAGATCTAGGCTCCTACCATGAATGTAAGGACCACGATCATTTACCCGAACAACGGCACACCGCTTGAAACATACCCGAAGGCGTGTTCCAAATGGAAGTGTCTTATGCGCAGCAGTAAGGGAGTGTTGATTGAATCGTTCACCATTAGCAGTAAGGTTCCCGTGAAAACCAGGACCATACCATGAGCTAATGACTGACAGAGTAGTTAGAATAGGAATCATAATAATAAAGCGAAGAACTTTAATATTGATTACTCCAACTAATCCGCCAATACACGCGCAGTATTAGCGGAAGTGCCAATACTATTTCTTCTTGGCAGTCTTAGCAGCCTTCTTGAATTGAGCTGCAGTAGGTGCTCCTTTAGCACCAGGTTTACGCATCTTCTCTCCACTACCTTTAGCGATACGTTCTCGCTTAGCGTGGATGTTAGCGTAGAGTCCAGCTTTAGCCATTACTTTTTCTTACCGCCACCTTTGTGACCTTTCTTACCGCAAGCCATTAGAATACTCCAGGAATAATTTGACCAGTAAATACATAAGCACCTACTGCTGCAACGAAGCCAAGCATAGCAAGGCGACCATTCAGCAGTTCAGCACGTTCGTTATGAGGCACAGTGTAATCAGAGTCGTGGTACATGGTGGGTTCTTTAGCGAAGATGTTTTGTTGATCGAATTCGTTGGTGGTGACTGTCATTAGTATTGAAGATTAGAACGCTCAAGCTTTTCAAACACATCATTACGATATGCAGGATCTCGATCATAACGAGGATCAGACATAGCTTGCACTACCTCAGCTTGTGAACGGAATACATCTTTATTAGATGCAGCAGGCTTGCCTTTAAAGAGTTGTCCTTCAACGCCCATAGCTTCAGTGTATTTAGATTTAAGTGCTTCAACAGCAAATGAAATAGCATCGTAGTTACCACCAGCGATTACTTTATCATAGCGTTGAATTTCTTGAGGCGATAGATTCTCAGAAGCCCAAGCAATCATTTCTTGGTAACCATCATCACCACCAGCAATACCGCGAAGTTCAGCAACTTGATCGTCACTGATGTCTTCAGTAGATTGTGTGTCTTCGATCTGTTGTCGATACTTAAGATACTCTGCTGCAACTTCAGCAGGGTTCATCTTAGACAGTTGTTGTTTAGTGCTCTCAGATAGCTCACCATTCTGAGCATCTTCCCAAAGGGCATCAAGAACACTAGACGGAGTTTCATCTTCTCCTTCATCTGTTGATTCTTCTTCAACCTCTTCTGAGGTATCTTTAGAACCTAGTTTAGATTGGAGTTCAATGTAAGCTTTTTCCAGCGATTCAGCATCTTTAAATTTACCAGCGAGAAGCTGTTGCTGTTCTTGAGCAGCAGCCTCTCCGATAGCAAGAGCTTCTTGTTCAGCTTCACTGAACTCAGGTTGATCCGCAGGGGTGGGATCATACGTCAGAGTTGCCATGTGCAGTAGTTACTTCAAGATTTCCAAGACCAACTTTAGTTACGTAGTTGGGTGAACGCCCAAGGGTAGCAGCACCAATCTTAGGCTTAGGTTCGTACTTATTTGGTTTAGGTGTTTCTACCGTAAGTACAGGTTTTTCAGTAGGTGGATGTTCTACTGTGCGGACATCCCTTTCAGGTTCAGCTTGTGTTGTCTTACGCCGGCTGGGGCGGCTGTTGTTGTTGCTCATTTGGTTGTGGATATTTAGATGGGTCATTAACAGGAGCAGATGCTAGTTGACCAGCTTGTTTAGTCAGCTCCATCTGTTGCTGCATTTGCATAGCCTGTGCTTGTTCAGCTTGTACATCTTGCATACTCTTGACAAGGTTGAGTACATCAATACCTTGTGCAGCAGCAAGACGCTTGATAACCTCTTCAGGATTAACAAATGTCTGGATAGCATCAGGACCCATTGTTTGTGCAATAGTAGTCAGGAATGCACCAAGGCTTTCCCGATCTTGTCCTCTACCCAGTGCATTGATACCAGCCACAATAGTAGGCTTGACAATACCTTTAGGAATACGAGGAATCTCACCAGTCTTCTGGAACACAGCAAGCTTACGGTTGAGATAAGGAACAAGGAAGTCAACAGTCAACATGGAGAATAGACCACCAAGTTGTTGTTCCAGTTCCAGTTGTGTCATGCGTACTTCTTCAGCAGTTGTACGTTCAGATTGACGTACATTCAAGATAAGGAATGCATCAGAAATACGACGTTCAAGTTGAAGTGCCATCTGATACGCAGTACCAAAGTCAGCAGTCTTTCCTACTTGAACAACACCAATATCATCAGGTCGGCCTTGAACGATGGCACCGTTGCCTGCAGCGGCCAGCGTCTGGGGTTTAGTTGTACTTGAGGGTGAAACTACGAACACCACCTTAGCGGCTGCTGCAGAGCCTTCTACGAGTGCCTGAGAGAGTGCCTCCAATGAACGGAGATCTCCCATAAACTCTTCGACCCTACCTCGTCCATACATCTCACCATCAACCGAGTTGAAACGAAGAGCCAACCAAGGGTTCGCATCAACTGGTGCTTTACCAAAAGATTTAGGAAGAACAATATCTTCTACTTCTTGGTGCCAAACATAACGATTGTTGTCTCTGATTACATGGGTGTAGATGTCTACTTCATCACGATCACCACGTTTGTCTCTAGCAACATCGTTAGGCTTTGGTTCAGGTAGGATACCTTCAAGAAGCTTACGAGATACTCGTTCTTTGGTTACAATTTCAATGACGTTACCGTCGCCATCTCTGTCTACAACGTAGCGATTGAGAGGATACAGCCGAAGCCCATCCTTGCCCATGTAAATCAAAGCGTTACCAGCGACAACCAAATGCTTCAGTGCTTGGTGTACAACGACACGATCATCACTAGCAGCAATTGATTCCATAATGGTACGCTCAATCTTAGCAAATGCTAGATCAAGTTCTGATTTAATACCAGGTCCGTATTCCTGACCAAGCATTGTCTCATCCACTTGTAGCTTAAAGAAGCTAGTCTGCGGAGGAAGCAATGCAAGCATCAGCTTAGCTGCAAGAGTCACTACACCTTTAGCACCAACCGACTGCCAAGGAGAAGGCAGAGGTTTAGCTGTTTTGTAGGACTCTTCATCATCACGGATCAGGTAAGGCAACGTGAGTTCGGATGCTCTACGTGCTACATTTAGATACTGAGTGCGATCACCGTACAGTAAATCGTAACGTTCTTTAGCAGACATTACAGAGTCACTCCTCCACCGATACCCATGCTAGCAAGTGCAGGAGTTGCTGCGGTTAGAATACCAAGAGGGCTGGACATGCCACGACGGTAGTCAGAACGTGTACGGCGATTACGTTGACGAGCACGGATGGCATCTCCACCATAAGCTTGTCCAAGTTGTGCAAGCTGCAGAGGATCCATTGTATCAAACTGAGAACTGAGTTGTTCAAACTGTTGGTTGAACATATCAATCAAAGCAGCCATGTCATCCTGATAACCCATCTGCATATCAGCAAACAGTGAGTTAAGATACGACATGTCAAAGCCATCACCGTAACCATAGTCATCGTAACTAGCAGGTGTTTGAGTAGCAGCTGCAGTAGTATCAGCAGCAGTAGTATCAGCAGCAGTATCACCAACAGCAGGAGCTGCACCCATAGGACGTACACCAACACGACCGCCAGGACGGATCTGTGTACCACCGATCATCAACTGAGCAGGTACTGCTTCTTGACCACCAACACGTTGACCCTGCCTCATGTATCCAGGAGAACCAGGACTACCCATCATACCTTGAAGGGCACGGCCAATGTTACCTGTGCCAAAGCTGGGTTGACCATATGGTGATGGTTTAGCCTTTTGCGCCTGCTTGATCAGCATATTAGCTGCACCTGAATTAAGCCGAACATCACGTCCAGCCTTATTCATGGCATCCATTCGCTTGATAATCTGCTGCGAAGACGCACCAGTTTGTCTAGCAACGTCTTTTAATTCTGACCTACTAATACCACCAGGAGCCAGCTCACGGAGTGCAGCTTTAACTCCACCTTTCTTTTTCTTAGCCATTGTTTTCTTCAGTGAGTTCGTTTTGAATCCACTCGACCACTGAACGCTGGCCGGAGCGGTACATTATTTTTTCGATGGAATCATCGGGGGTGGGTGTAGTTGGTGGAAAGTTCTCCTCTAACCTAGAGAGGATTGCATTCAACTGAAGACCAGATGTCTCCAGAAGATTAAGCATATTGTGGGAGGTTGGGGTTTGCATGTTCAAAGAAGGCAGGCATACGAGCACGACGTGTGTCAGAAAGCTCAGGTGCCTTACCTTGATACATTAGAGAGTCGCTGGAATCCAGCCAAAATTTTTTGTCTAGATATTTATTTGAGGTGTTTTTACCTAGTGGCTCAAGAACCCAATTAATGGTTGCCTTCCGGAGCTTATCGAGAGAAGGACTCCAATCGAGACCAAGCTCAGTACATACCAAGCTATTTGCTGCCACATGTACTTGTTCATCACGTGAGATGTCAGCGCTTACTGTTCGGAGACCAGCATCACCGTTAAATCTGAAGAATGGGAGGAGCACAAAGAAAATTGCACGTTCGGCAACCAGTGCTTTGAGGATTGTGTGATCTGGATGAGCAATCCAGGCGTCCCTAAGCTTCTTCGCTTCGGCTTCAGCCTTTTCATCAACGCCGATAGCGTTGGCGATGTAACCGAGTGCAAGGTCGTGATTTTCCTCGTCCTTGATATTGGATTGAAGGAGATCCCTCGCCAAGTTTGGAACTTCATTCTTCAGTGCATCAGTAATAAAATCTCCGACGGGAAGTTCCATGTGGCGGATAGCCAAGGCACGGTAGATAGTTTCTTCCGCACCTTCACGGAGCTTCCCAGCTGTGGTCTGTACCGGAGACCACTTCCGTTTACGATTCAATAGTTTTTGATAGGGGTTCATTCGCCGCAATTACAATCAGGAGCAGGGTCATTTAGAAGAGACTCCAGGTATGCGGTAACGTCGCCATCATCCAATGCGGCATAAGCATCAGACTTATCTTGAACGTCGCCCATTACCTGAAGCGAATAGTAAAGAGAAGTCTGTGGACTTGCCAACCAATCTTCGATGAATTGCTCATCATAGGTAACCACATCTGACCAGCTGTTGAAGGAGTAACCATGCAACAGTCCGGTGCCATCGAGCAGTCGAACAATACCGTCAACTACTCGCTTATAAGCCTCCCAGCCAACTTCCGACGCGATTTCTACATCACCATAGTCGTAGCTCTGGACGCCAAAGGTACCGCTGTCACGGTCCACCTGACGGGCAATGGGAGGGGCGATCTCAGGACAGGTAGTGTACCCATCGAGATCAGTGTAGCGATAGCTGCAGGAGGCTGTAGGAGCGATTGCAAAGGCACGTTCCATACGATTAGCCTTAGCGATCTCTGCAGCTGCTTGGATGCCCGCCTTAAGCTCCTGTGCAATCAAGTAGCCAGGAGTAGAAGGGTAAGGGCGACCACTGTTCAATGCCTCAAGGGCACGACCAAAGTCATTGTAGGTTACTCCACTGGCTCGGAGAAGGTTGGCAAGTCCCAGCATTCCGAGACCGACTTGGCGATCAGTCTCTGAAGGCAAGTACTCTCCGCTTTCTCCAACATTTGTTTTGCCGTGTAGCTCACACAGTTCGGACATTCCTTGTGCAAACGCACCTCGAATTTCATCGAGTTCGCATCCGCCGAGGTTGACATGTTGAAGTAGACAGGTCCCTCGACTTGGGAGATATACTTCCAGGCATACGTTACCCCGGATTCGATTTCCATTGCGATCTACCTTTGTTTTGTTAAGCCAGATGTCACCACGTTTGATGCCTTCTAGAAGAGCTTCTTTAACTTCTTGGTCAGCAAGTTCCCACCAACGTTCGTTGATGTTGACGCAGCGCTTAACCCAAGGTAGATCAGCCCTACTAGCAGTGATAAACTCAAGGACATCTGGATGGCTGAGATCCAAATGACAAACCACAGCACCATTCTTATACACACCTCCACGACGGAGGATTTCATTCAATGTAGAGTAAATTTTAGCAAAGGATACAGGACCAGATGCTACTAGTCCTTTACCATTCTCAGCTCCTTTGGGTCGCAGCTTGCTAAGGTGTACAGCAACGCCTGCACCGTATCGGAGTGCATGGCTAACGAAACGCCAACTGGCTTCGATTCCATTTTCTCCTTCCATCGTGTCTTCCACAACGAAGACTGTACAGGAGACAGGCAAGCGAGAGGTTGGATCATCAATCCAGGATTGTACACGACCAGTACGAGCAATAAGTTCTTTAGGTGGTTTCGACATTATCAAACAAGATCATTAAGGTTTGGTGGTTGATAGTTCGGTCCTTTGAGAACCTTCCCATCTTCACGGTAGATAGGGTTACCGTTGTCGTCTAGTTTAGACAGGTTACTTTTGTGGACACGATCCAGAGCTTCATCTAGATCCCATCCAAGATTAGCTGCGTACTGGTAACACACATAGACCAGATCAGCTAATTCTTTTAGGCACTCTGCAGAGTTAACTACAAGACCCATAATGAGTTGGTTCTCAGCATCAAGGAACTCTTTAAATTCCTCAACGATCAAACGCCTCTGCAAAGTCCGTGAAGCCGGCGTAGTACTGTTCTTCACCCGGAAACTTTTCCGGAATTCGACGGCTTGCTGCTGACGGGTGGAGGATGTCATTTTCTAGTTCGTTTTGCAGATAGTGGATTGCTTTGCGTAGATCGTCACGCTTACTGTCTTTATGACCAGCGCGACATATGTATTTAATTGCGTTACCAAGGTGGAAGTCTAGTCCTTGGTCTCGAATGAAATCCCAAACTTGGATGCTACCTCGTCGATAGTATTCTGGTCCGGTGGTGTTTGTGGAATTGGCCATTTAGAAACTAGGTTAGATACGTTGTTGCCGAGAACGAAGCACTGCTTCTGAAGAGCAAGGAAGAGAGTAATGATAGCATCAATCTCTCCCTTCGATTGGTTCAGTGCATCTTCAATCTGACGCATCTTGAACTGCTGCTCTATCGTCAGCTCTGTCACTGGAGGAGGTGGGAACCCAGTGCTTGATTTGTTCATTGAGAAAGTCATAGTTCTCCGCTTGTAGGATTTTAGCAAGACGTGCATTGAGTAACGCTACGTCTTCATCTAGATCCTTCTCAGCAAAAGCATCTACAACTGTCTGCCAATTAGATCCATGTTGTTCAAGGAGAGCGTCTGCTCTCTTGATACCAATACCAGGAACACCAGAGTAACCATCGGTTTGGTCTCCTGCCATGGTTTGTATTAGGTGCCACCGATCACCTTCTTCTTTGGTGATCTCAATGACTCCATTGTTGAAGTCATAAAGTTGACCAGGTATCTGTCTCATGTCCTTATCAGGACTGCAGATGATGTGACCCTCTTCCTTAGTGGCGTAGATACCTAAGGCATCGTCTGCTTCAAGCGTCGGGATGATGACAACCGGGAACGTCTTTTGAAGCGCCTTGATGACACGTTTGTAACCACACGGCTTCTTTCTATTTCGGTGTCCTTTATAGTCTGGTGCAAGAGATTTGCGAAAGTTATTAGAATCAGAGAAGAAAAGAATAGAGTCGTCAAAACATCCTAAGTCATTTGCGATGTTGTAGAGATCACGCTCTACAGCAGCTAATGCCTCACTAAACTTGCTAGTGACTACAATAACATCATCGCCATAATCAATTTCTGTCTCACATGCTGCACAGCATTTGTAGACAATATAATCGGCATCAATAAGAAGACTCATCCTTGACCCCGCTTGAGCTTTCGCCCACGCTTGGGAAGAGAACGTCGTCCATTACCTTGGTGGGTGTGTTTGTATTTAGCACGGGAGTTGAATTCAACACGACCCAGTGCTGTCTTGGATTTTACTGCCATTAGTTTGTGGTGAATTAGTGAACGTCTGCCCAGGTTTGTCCGATCTTACCTTCGGCTGCGATAGGGATTCTAAGGCCATAGCTCTCGCCAGCTGTTAGAGAGGATAATTCAAGAGCTGATCGGAGCGTGTCGGCATACTCTGGAGGGCATTCAAATTGAAGTTCGTCATGTACAAAGGCTAGTTGATAAGCTTCAATCTGATTGAGTTTGATTACATTATGAG